GCACTCAAAAATTAAGTAGTGATTTTAAAGAATACTTAACCGAGTGGGCATTACGTGATCATAATTTCAAACAAGTTACATTTTCAGTTAGTGCTAAACTAAGCAGTAGTGGAGAACTTGCAAGCGAAGCTATTAAGCCCGAAATTGTTAATGAATACCAAGATGTTGGATTTACATATCTTAAATTTGTTGTTGCCACAGAAGATGATGCTGAAGAAGCATTAGAGGCAGCTGACATATATAGAGAAAACGGATTTACAGGGCCTGTTTACTTAATGCCAGTCGGCGGTGTTGAAAGTGTGTATAGTCTTAATAATCGTCGTGTAGCAGAATTAGCTATGAAGATGGGCTTGCGTTATAGTGATAGATTACAAGTACCATTATTTAAAAATGAATGGGGTACATAATGAAAAAATTTATTAAAAAACTGTTTGGTATTGATAAACTTGAAGCTGAAAAATTAGAAGCAGAAACAGAGTTGGCAGCAGTTCAAAAGGCTGCTGAAATTGCTAAGATGACTCCTAGAGAGCAGGCAACTGCTCGAGGTGAACCTTGGGTGGCTGTACTAGATACTCATGTTAATAAAGATAATATCCGTAATGGCTTTTTTGAATTAGACTGGAATGAAATATTTGTTCAAGAACTAATTGAATCCGGATACGGATATGAAGCAGATCCTCCAGAACAAATTGTCGATCGTTGGTTCAGAGATCTAGCCCGCAATATGTTAGCTGAAGAAGGAGTTGATCCTAACAGATCAACTTCAGGTTACATTAACGTATCTAAAATTAGTAAAACACAATCGGAAATATCATGACCTATAAAGTTGTAGATTCGAATGAATATATTGATACTTACAATTTTAGTTCTCTAATTACAGAAGCTGACAATCAAGAGATAATGAAAATTGCCAAAGGCATTATTGATAGTGGAAACTATTTTGAAAATAGCCCAAAGTATCAAACTAAAGAAAATTTGTTTGGGCGAGACGAAAACGTATTTTTAAAGATGCGCCAAAGTTTTATCTATAGTTGCTTTATGTATTTGGGCAAGGAAGTAAAGATTAAAGCTATTAATAGTTGGGTGTTTATGACTAAGAGTAGTGATGAACCTAATAGAGATAACTTATGGCATAAACATCACTACGATGAACCCTGGGGTAAACTAAGTGGAATTTGGTACTTGCATATTCCATCCGATGTTATTGACCGCGAATTATGTGGAACTGAATTTAGTAACACTACCGAAAATGTAAGAGCCCAATTACCAACTAGCACATTCTTTGTAAGGCCAAAAGACTTGACTTGGCACATATATTCTAGTAAAATGTGGCATAGGTCCGGAATTACTAATTCCGAAGATTATCGTTTTGTTTATGCCGCAGATATGGATTATTACGAATGACATACATTTTAGTTGATACAGCTAACACATTTTTCCGTGCTAGACACGTAGTACAGGGCGATGCCGATATTAAGTTAGGCATGGCATTTCATATTACTTTTAATAGTATCAAAAAAGCATGGCAAGACTTTGAAGGTAGTCATGTAGTGTTCTGCTTAGAAGGTCGCTCGTGGCGCAAAGATTATTATAAGCCATACAAGGCTAATAGGCAAGAAACTCGAGATGCAATGACTCAAAAACAACAAGATGAAGACAAATTGTTTTGGGAAGCCTTTGATCAATTTAAAGATTTTATTGCAGAAAAAACTAATTGCACAGTATTACAGCATCCACAATTAGAAGCAGATGATTTAATCGCCGGTTGGGTGCAAGCCCATCCAGAGGCAAAACACGTTATTATTTCAACTGACGGTGACTTTGCACAACTGATAGATAAAAATGTTAGTCAATACAATGGTGTAGGTGATTTACACATTACACATGAAGGAGTGTTTGATGCAAAAGGCAAACCGGTTAAAGATAAGAAAACAGGCGAACCTAAGCCCGCCCAAGATCCAGAATGGATGTTGTTTGAAAAGTGTATGCGTGGCGATACCAGCGACAACGTCTTTTCCGCATACCCAGGTGTACGTACTAAAGGTTCCAAGAATAAGGTTGGTTTACAAGAGGCCTTCGCTGATCGCAAAACTAAGGGGTATAATTGGAACAACCTCATGTTGCAACGTTGGGTAGACCATAATGGTACCGAACATCGTGTGCTAGAAGACTATCAACGTAATGTACAGTTATGCGACTTAACCGCACAACCAGAAGATATTAAAGCATTAATTAAAAATACGATCTCAGCGGGTGCTGTTCCTAAAGACATAACACAAGTAGGAATTCGTATGCTAAAATTTTGCAATGCATGGGATATGAAAAAGATTGCCGACAATATTCAATCGTATGCTGAACCGTTACAAGCTAGATATCAATCAGCAACATATATTCAAATAGAGGATTAACATGAGTCAAGCACGTGGCGTGAAGAAAGTAGTAATTGTAGGTGGCGGCACTAGTGCATGGTTAACTGCTAGTTGTTTATCACATCAGAAACCTCATTATGAAATTATAGTAGTTGACAAAGAAGTTGGAACACCTGTTGGGGTAGGCGAAGGTACCTTACTAGGATTTGCCGATACAATGTCGAAGAGTGGCTTTAGTGTTGACGATTGGTTTTTTGAGATTGATGCAACTTTTAAATCTGGTATTCTTTTTCCAGGTTGGACTAACGATGGTTCAGATGTGTGGCATCCGTTTATGTTCCCGCAGTATACTAACATAAACATTTCAAATTTAGATTTATGGTCGAAATACCAAGATATAGATCTTAAAACTAATGCTTTAGCATTATATGATGTATCTATTAATCTTAAAAAGGTCGATCGTGATACATTGCTTAACTATGCATATCACATCGACTGTGGAAAATTAGTTGCATTTATACAAAAGAAAATTGTAGGCATTCGTAACGTCTCAACCATTAAATCAGAAGTTATTGAAATACAAAGAGAAAACAATAATATATCTAAGTTAATTTTAAAAGATGGGCAAGAGATAACAGCAGATCTATTTGTTGACTGTACTGGGTTTAAAGGTATATTAAATGAAGCTCCTGATAGAGTAACATTAGAAGGTCGCTTGTGGTGCAATACTGCTGTCGCTGGTCACGTACCATACATCGATAAAGCTAAAGAAATGAATCCTTATGTAGTAAGTGAAGCTGTTGATCACGGTTGGATTTGGAATATCCCTGTACAAACACGTATTGGATCAGGTCTAGTATTCAACAGAGATATAACTAGCATAGAAGAAGCAAAAGAATATTTTTGCAAATATTGGGATAACAGAATTACACCAGAACAACTCAAAGTTATCGATTGGACTCCGTTTTATAATAAAAATATGTGGCACGGTAATGTTGTTAGTATAGGGCTAAGTGGAGGGTTTATTGAACCTCTAGAAAGTACAGGCATTGCTTTAATTGTGTCCGGTATCTATAAGATGGTTGCTAGTTTAGATTTAGATTATTACACAGAACAAGAAGCTAACGTGTTCAATTCAAGTATGGCGTTATTCTTTGAAGAGTCTATTGATTTTGTAAGTATGCATTATTCTGTTAGTGAGAAAGATACTCCGTTTTGGAATTGGGTTAAAGAAACTAGATCCAAATCCGATACTCAAAAAATATTTGAAGAAAAATTAGCAAATAGTTATCCGCTACCAATGATCGGTAAGGGTGCTATTTTCTCTGGATCAAATTGGTTTGGGTGGCTAGTGCAATTAGGCTACCCTATGGGTAATAAGAATGTTCCACTAAACGATGAACAAGTGAAACAACTTATATCTAGCCATAACACTACTGAATTGAATAAAACAACTGCTATACTACATACAGAATATATCGATCTGCTAAAAAGTGGTGAGGAACCGTTTTTAGGATTTTCAGGGGCACAATAATGTTCAACTGGATAGTAGACTTTTTTAAATTATGGAAAAATATCCCCGGATGTACAGGTGAATGTAATCAGGGGCGCAGGGCTTGTAATTGTAAAGACAAAGGAAAATGATATGGCAACTACTGAAGAAAAAGCTAAACTAGTAGAGATACTTAAATTTACACCCCGCACATACAAAATTAGCATGTGGGGATACGGCGGTGAAAAAGTTATGGGTACTGTAGATCGTGAAGTTTGGGATTACTGTATGGAAAACCAAGTTAACCTTTCTGACATTGCATGGGGTGACGAAGATACTGTAGAAGAGATGGGTCTTGATATTGACATGTTACCATTCCATCCCGGGCAATGGTACGAATGTGATAGTATGGCGCATACCAACGGTGTAAGTCGCAATGCAGGTACACTTCAAATTGAAGATGAAAACGGCAATATAGTATTTGAAAAGAGATTAGACGATATTACAGGTGGAGGGTGTGACGGCGAACCTGATTGGTCATGTAACGATGAAGCATGGATCGGTAGCAAGCCTGCTGGTACTGTAGTGTTCATCGGTACTAGCAACGAAAAGGGCACATTCTTTGAAGGTGAGATCGAACTTAAACAACCGTTTAACATTGAATTACTAGAACTGCACTACGATGAAATTGACGGTGAAGAACTAGTTAACAGTGTAGTGTATGACGGAGAGGACATTGATAATTGGGGCGGTAGCACTGATGGTAAGAGCAGTGACTTCGGAATGTATATTGTAAAGGATAGTAATTCATGGGAAACTTATAGCCCAGAAGAAAAAGATTGGGGACATCCTCCACATGGTACTAGTCCGAGTACTTGGGAAAAGTCTGAAACATTTAAGTTTAAGAAAGTTAAACCTACCTTGCCTGGTTATTACAGTTGTACATGGAAACACTTTGGCACCACATATGGCTCAGCATACTGGGACGGTACACAATTTGGTGAATGGGAATACGGTAAATTTAATCCAATTACTGGAGAAGTTGTTTCATGGAGTGGATATAATTGGGACACTAGTTCATGGGTTAATCAACCACCAGAACCAGTAGATGTTATCTGCGATAACAAAGAGTGTGGGTGGGTAGGCCGAGGTGACGATCGTCGAGAAGATGATGATTACAATCATCATTGTCCCGAGTGTGATGGTACAGAATTTAGTTGGATCGACTACGATCCAGATAGTAAAGAAGGTCGTGCAAATCGTAAAAAGTATTGTAAGGGATGGGATCCAGTGGTATCATTAGATAGAATCGTTTCGCCGAATCCCGAATCAGTTAACAAGGAATAAAAATGACAGAGATACACGCAAAGCCAATCGTAGATGGCAAGTTTTGGATTGTTGAACAGGACGGTAATAAAATTGCTACACTACATAAGAAAGAAAATAATAAATTTGTTCTTAGTAGTCATAACGGCGAAATGATGTTTAACAAAAAAGATGATTTAACTAAAGAGTTTGGTAAAGACTTTTTCTTAAATAGTGATAAGATTAAAGTTACACAAGCTGAACCAAATGAATGCTATGACTATCCAACTAGTTGTCGACCATACAACTCAATCTACGATGTACAAAAGAGACTACCATTGTTTACTAAAAGTAATCAAAGCAAGAGTAGTTATTGTGCTGGATATTATACAATTAAATTCGAAAAGGGTTGGGTTAAATCTTTTTGTCCAAAGTATATTACATTACAACGATATCCATATAAAGGACCATTTAAATCAGAATTTGAAATGAAAATGGTATTGAGCAATGCAAAATCAGATTAATCTATCTCCAGTAACCCAATTTATACAGCAAGTACGATCAGCTGAGTTAAGTCAATCTAGAGCTGTTAGTATAGACATACAAAAAGCCAGATTATTAACTCTAGCACTAGCTGAAATGATGGATAAATTGAATCAAGACTACGAGACGATGTATAACCAACTTAAAAATAGTGTTAATACCGATGTAGTATCAGTTACTATGGACGGTGGTGGGTTTGATGACAAATAAGTGATAAATATACGTAGTTAATCGGAGACTCATATGAGTAGACCTAAGCCACGTGTATTACTAGAGTATGTTAATAAGAAGACATACAAAGCAGAACAGATATTAGAAGCAGAAGCAATCTGGGCCGTTTTTTATAAAAACGAACCGTTTAATCTTAAGAGCTTTAATAGCCTCACTTCTTACCCCGGACCAAAGTATAAAAAAGTTTCTTTTTCAAATCCTGGTCATGCCCATAATTTGGCAAAGAAATTAAACCTTACATACGGCTGTGAGGATTTCCAAGTTGTTATGCTAACTAGCGGCACAATAGTAAAATGATTTCAAGAGATGCCCTAACTAAAATATTTTTACAGCAATGGGGCAAGAGTATCGATGAAGCTAATTTTAATCTATACTCGCATCAATGGTGGCAATCAAATCGAGCTAACAAGCAGACTGCA